AATTTGCATTTTGGATTGTGGGCTTGATTTGGAAAAGGCAACAATTCAGTGTAATCAATAGATGGATCTTCCTTTCCTTTGAATCCATTGAATAGTCCAGCCCAGCCAATTGCATGAACTCTAGAGTCAATGTTTGACTGAGCCATGCGTAAAGATTCCATCTCAGTAATACATTCAAATACTACATAATCTGGCTGCTGCAAATAAGTTTCCCAGTCACTAAATCTTCTATCTTTGATTTGATAAGATTGAATACGCCAATACAGTTTTTTCCAATCTATTCCATCGGTAACGCTAGTTGAGTCTTGTCCTCCCCCGGCTCATCTTGTACAACTGTCTCTACAGATTCCCATCTGTTAGATTCATTTTGGAAGAAGTCATAAATATCGTTAATAAGAATTTCATCTAGCTGCTTAGTCATTTCTAGTGTCCACTCAGAACTTCCAAGCACATAGAAATAATTAGAGGACAAAAATCCAACACTGCCTGCTTTAATAGAAGCTGGTAATGGCTGCGTTTTAATCAACGTGTTATCTATTTCATAATTTCCTTCAGCAATAATGTAGCTACTGCCTATTCTAATGCCTTGCCTATGTGTTAAATTAACTGTTAATGGTTCAACTGTTAACTTCTTGTCATTTATGTTGCCATCTACAGCAACTTTGATTGGGTAAGCAACTCTATTCTTAATAATGATATGCGCTACAGCAACTTTAATATCTAAGTCAGCAGAGCCAATAAATGTAGACAAATCGTAAAATTCTTTGGCATATTCTTCCACAATTTGACTATTATCTAAGTTATCAATACCACCAAGTAGATTACGTGCTTCAACTGTGCTGATGCTTTTTTCTTTGGCAATTTTGTTAATTAGATTTGATGCCATTACGCTACCTTGCCCACGCTTTCTTTCGTGTTCAGATAGTTCTTGCCTCTCCCCAACTGTGATAGATTTTGTTTTAGCTAAATACAAATATCCAGATTCATCAGTTCCGACTTTGATAATTTCTGGTAAACTTTTTTTTTGAATTAATGGCAGCATGTTTATTACACCAATAATAGTTCAAACGAATCGTAGTAATCAGCAAATGTTTCTGTTGTAGCAACTAAAGCAACTGACTCCGGGACTTTGATAGTAAACGACACAGAAGGATCTGATATATCGTATACTTTTATGTTTCCTGATAATCCGCCCTTAAAAACTGCTGCTCCACACAATAATTTATTGCCGTTTTGTCTACAGTTTACCAGAATTGCTAGCACTCGTGTGTTATCAGTTAGTATTTTCAATTATTGTTGTACCAAATTAGTTGCACAATAATAATATCATGGATTAACTAAAAATGAAGGGAGGATGCCAAACAAAATCTTCACCTTGGAATAGTAAAGTAAAGCTAAATTTTTGAACATCATTTTGATTAGCTGGTAATGCCATAGATCCTATTTTAGCTATACCTTCAAATCGCTCGCCATTTGGCATTGTAACAGCTACATATACGTCCCTGCCAAATAGTTCACTAGAGAAAATACCAACTGGTTTTACTATAGTTTCTAATGCTCTGTCTCCTGCTAATGCTATGCCAGTAACATTACATGTTTTAGCTAATCTTACAAAAGCATTATTTACGCCTTTTCCAGAGCGAAAATTTGTTGTTTCTACTTGAGTTTCCTGAGAAGATAAATCAATTGTTTGCAATCCAAATAATGGCAAAATTCCTTCTATGGCTTCTGCTATATCACCTTGCCGCAAAGAATAAGGTAAAGGATAGATTTTAACAGTTGTAGTAAATTCTTCTATCGTTGTGTCTTCTGTTAATATAATTTGCTTTCTGTATGTATTTATGCCGTCAGCGTCTGGATTAACAAAAGATAGAGAAGTGCCAGCAGGTAAGAATACATCAGTATAACTGCGCAGTTTAACAGAAGTAGCAGAGATGTTTGCCGTCTCTACTACTTCTATTTCTGTCTTAAATAAATCAGTAATAGTGCTGCCATCAGAATTAACGTCAAGCAGCAATATTTCTAAGCAGCAACTTCTTAGTGGTTGCGAAGTAGAAGCCATTTATCCCCCTAGCTTTTAGTAAGCCATACTAAAAATTAGAGTAAGGAGCAGTCCATTCGTAAATAGAACCTTGATACATCAATGTGAAAGAGTATTTCTTAACTTCGTTTTGGTTGGCAGGCAAGTTCAATGCCATAATTTTTGCAACACCAGCAATTCTTTCGCCATCAGGCATTGTTGTAATTGCATACACTTCTCTGCCAAGTCTAGCGTTATCAAAACCAGCTGCTGTTTTAACAACAGTTTCTAAACATTCATCACCAATTAATGCAATACCAGATACAGAGTAGCTTCTATTGAATCTAACAATTGCAGCTTCAGTTCCAGAGCCAGAGCCAAAGTGAGTAGTATCAACCTGAGTTTCTTGATTGTTCAAGTCCATTGTTTGAATACCACTTAATGGCAATAGCTTTGTAGCGCCAGCAGTAATATTAGCAGAGGTAGGAGAAATCAGAGTAGCAGCTGCGCTGGATGCTATTGGACGAAGTAACGGGGAAACTGTTAAGCTAGTAGTAGCTGCTGCTGCAACATCTTGAGTAATTACAACTTGTTGTCTGGATTTTCCTCCAGCAGAAAAGAAAGATAAAGCTGTTCCAGCACTAATTACAGTATTAGGAGTAAAGCTAGTAACAGCTAAAGTAGTAGCTCCTACTGCTGCCGCAGCACTTGTAGCAATAGTTACAGAAGGATACCCAGTAGAAGATCTATTGGCAGCACCGAAATTATCTAACGGCAAAAGCATCATTTCGAGAGAAAAAGACTGTAAAATCTGAGACGCGGTAGCTAAAGGCATGATTTATTCTCCTAATAAGAGTAAGGTTGTACCCAAGCAGCATTGCCTTGATACATTAATGTAAAAGAGTATTTCTTAACTTCGTTTTGGTTAGCAGGCAAGTTTAATGCCATAATTTTTGCAACACCATGAATAGATTCACCATCTGAAGTGGTTGAAACAGCATATACTTCTCTGCCTAAGAAAGCATTGTCAAAACCAGCTACTCTTTTTACAATTCTTTCTAGCGCTTCATCACCAATTAACGCAATGCCAGATGCTGAGTAGCTTCTATTAAATCTAACAATTGCAGCTTCAGTGCCAGCGCCAGAGCCAAAATGAGTAGTATCAACTTGAGTTTCTTGATTATTTAAATCAAGTGTTTGAATACCAGTTAATGGTGTTGGAGTAACACGAGAAATAAAAGTTAAAGCAACTTCGCTGCCAGTGGCGCTTGCATTTGCACTAATAGTTAAAGACGTATTACTTGCTTTTGACACAACATACGCATTAGTTGGTATTCCAGCGCCAGTAACAAAATCACCAACTTCAACGTCGACAAAAGAGTTAGTAGTAGTAATAGTTGGTGAATTATTAGTCGTACTACATGCCGCAATTTCTAAATTAGCGTGATTAGACACAAAAGGAACAATTGCTCTTCCTATTGGATTGCTTCCAAAAACGAGAGGACGCAACAAAGGAGTCACACTTAAAGTAGTAGCTGATGTCCCAACAACTTTGTCTTCATTGACAATTACTTGCCTCCTAAATGGAGCAGCAGTATTACCACTAAATGATAAAGAAGTTCCTTGGCGCAAAAAAACAGGAGTATCTGCAGTGCTTGATAAAACACTAATAGAGGTATCTCCAATAATTTGTGCTTGCTGCAACGCTAAAGTAGCAAAAGAAACTGTACGACTAGGTACACCATAATTTGCATCAAGTGGTAATAAAATCAAATCTAAGCTTGTATTCTGTAATATTAAAGAACTAGTTGCTAAAGGCATATAAATCCCCTATACTTCTTTTGTAATAGTTGCCAAGACTAAGTGTTAATGAAAATTGGATCTTTAATAAAAATAGTTGCCTGTTCTATAAATTCATTGCTAAATGGTATGTGTGTCAAAGACATAACACAATAACGTTGCTCTATTTTAGATATTGCTTTTATTAAATTAGAATCTCGCTTCCAGTTCTTAAGAATTATCTCCCACTGCTGCGGTTTATATCTTTGCCCAGCACTAGATCCGCCGGCATATCCAATCGGATTCTGACGTATTAAGCACTCCAATCCATTACTTACAGATGGTGGACTGCTTGTTGAACCATACACCCAAATACTAGGAGTACCGTTGCTGTATACTCCTAGCTCTGTGCTTAATAGCGTTCTTAGTTGTGTGTTTAATTCAGCTACATTCATGGCTGTATAGACTTAGATTGAGAGTCTCTTAAAAATCTTAAATCAACAATATCTCTTGGAGACGTAACTGTAGAGCTATTTTTCCTTTTTGTCGTTGCATCCCATGCAAATATTTTAGCTTCTATAGTCTTCCTAAATTCACTATCAAGTTTATTTGCAATGTCCTCAAACAATTCATCGAAACTATTTGCTGTACGTATTTTATCATTGAAATCTTGTACAATATCATAACGTCTTTCCTGTCCATTTAATCCTACGGTTCTCCAAACCCAGGGACGAGCAGGTAAATCACTTCCATCCTTTCTTGTACCGCCTTCATGAACAATAGGAGCGTAATTTGCACTCCAAGTATAAGTAGCAGTCTTAGGAGAAATATTAATATTTTTATTCCAAATAGCTTTCATAGTTTCCTGAATAGTTTACCTATAAAGTTGCCATTTTTAAAGTAACATAAATATGTAACATTTGTGTTAATGTGATGAATTTTGATGTTAACCAACAGCTGCTAATCAAATACTACGAGAGTAAAGACATAAAAATAAGAAATAAGATTGTAGAAAAAAACTTAGGACTTGTCTACTCTGTTGCTCAAAAAGTCCAGAAGTCTTGCTCTGTTCCATTAGAGGATTTAGTACAAATTGGGTGTCTAGGATTAATCCAAGCTATTGAAAGATATAATCCTGAAAAGTCTAAAAAGTTGTCCAGTTTTGCTGTTCCTTTTATAAATGGATATATGCTAATGTTCCTGCGGGACAAGGACAGATTAGTTAAAATCCCTAGGAATATCCAAGACATTTATCAGAAAATAATGCGTAATGCTAAAAAGAAAGGCATTACTTATGAACAATCAGCTAGGGACTTGACTATTTCAGAATTAACCGCCAAAGAAGCTGCGATAGCTCATGATAAAATTCACATAGAACTTCCTGAAATCAGTTACTTTGATAACTCTACTATCGATGAATTAGAGATAATACTAGCTAAAATTCCAAGCAAACACGCACAAATACTTAGATTAATTTATATTGAAGATTATAAAATACAAGATATTAAGTCATTATTAAATTTGTCAGTATACCAAATTAAACAACTAGAATCTGAAGGTATAGAACTACTTAAAAATGTAGTCAACGATATTGTTGTTTGTCCTAGCTGTTTAAGCAAAAATGTTGTCAAGAACGGGAAAAGAGGAAATAGGCAGCAATATTTATGCAAAAGTTGCCAAAGTCAGTTTGTTGAAAATCCATTACAAATTGGCAGGCCTTCTTACGATGACAATGTCAAGATAACAGTCTTAAACGCACTTTCTAATGGCAAATCATTCGCATGGTGCAAACTCTATTTAGGTGTTTGCCAATCTACTGCCTATAACTGGCTAAAGCAATATAAGGTGGTAAATGGAAAATTACACAAAAACTCTATGATGGATTTTTGATTTTATTGACATACCAATTTAAGTACCATAAAGCTTTCTGTAAATCTTCATTACCATTCTTGTGTTCGCTTCTCCATAAGTATTTGATGACATTGCCTTTGATGAATCCTCTTAGCTCTTCCGGAGATAAAGCTGCTGCAATTGCATCAATGCATTCAACTGAACTTGCTGTGTAATGCTGTGGGTGATCTACGTTTGACATAATAAAAAAACCTCCTTGCGGAGGCCCCATTTGTGTTGTGGTGTAGCTATTGCAAGTTAGTAAGTTAGAGCTTACTGTTTGTCTTTTTTATCCCGTTCGGGATAATCGTAATCAAACATAGAATTTGCCTATTGCTTATCGAATAAAATTAATATAGCATCCTATTTTATCCCTGTCAATAGTTTTCTGAAAAATTATTTAGACTGCTGTTGGCAGCGTTATAGTACCTCGTATTAACGTACCTCTTTTAGTTGTGTAAGCATTTATTCTGTTCTGTGTAATAGCTATGAACTTCCAAGTTCCTTGAAATATAGAACCATCGTTATTAGTTAGTTTAGCTGTACCAACAGATTGAACAGTGATTGTAGTTGGCATCAATTTTGGATTACTCAGCCGTCCTTCGACTTGGATTAAGCTAGTACTGTAGCTGCCAGGCATTTGCAGCACTTTTGGATCTTTGTATTCAGTTGCAGAAACTAATAGTGTAGTAGGAGTAGATGATTGAACATAATTCCCAGTCTCTGGATCTACTGTAAAACTACCACTGCCAACGTTGAATTTTAACTCTAAATTAACTGTACTAAAATAATTATCGGGCAAATGTTCTAACGCGCCACTGACAAGTTGCTCAATATTCATGACGTGTACTCACTTGGGCGATATTTTCTAAATATTGATAATAACTCATTTATTGGGCTACCACTAGTTTTGTTGCCACTTATTCCAAGATAATCTGACTGTGATGCATACTCTACTTTGTACTTCTCGTCAGAAACATCTACAGATTTTACTCCCTGTGATTGAGGAGAAATTCTCATAGCCACAATACTAGCTAAAGCACGTTTTAGTATTACAACTTCCTCTGTGTTAGTTGTAAAATTAAAACCAGAATAATAAGTAATTTTAAGTTGTTTTTTTAGTCTAGGAACTGTTGGACTGCGACTATATCTCCTAAATCCAGTATGATAAAAATATTCATGTCTTAACACTCGACTAAGAGACAATAAGCCAACTTCATTGTTATCGTAATCAATAATATAATCTTTATCTAAAGTAAGTAATTCCCATTCTTGTAAAGAATAAACACCAAAGCGAGGCGGAGTATCACTCCCTCTTAATTCTATTACAGGAGCAGGAGAAGGAAGTAGTGGACGTATTGGCACAATCACTCTTCCAGTATTTGGTATAGACAAAATTTTAGTAAATTCTGTTAGAGCTAATGGACGGTTAGAGCCATTAACTCCTTCCACTAAACTTTGAGCTAAAGTTATTGCAGTAGTCAATGGCTCTCCAGTCAAAGTAATGCTGGGAGCATAACTAATACAGTCTTGATTAGAGAGCCACGGCATATTAAGCAACCCCGAAGTATTGCAAATAAATGTTAGCTTTGCCAGCGGTTAAATCAGCAGTAGCTACTACTAAATTAAGCGCAGATTTAGTACCGCCAGCTAATTTAACTGGTGTAGTGTTAGCAGTTAAAGCTACAACTCCTGTTACAGAAGCAATTGCTGTAGCAGTATAGATAGATTGCGCCACTGGAGATGACGCATTATTGATGAAACTTAATCCAACTGTAGCGCTACCACCACTTGTTATAGTAGTGACAACGTCTATAAAACCACGATGAATAATGGAGCCAGGGGGTAATTCTAGCTCTAATGGAATGTTCCCAATTTTCCCGCCTACATCAGCAAAATCATAAATAACTTTAACGATTCCACCAACAGAGTCAGTTTGAACTCTAGCTGGTATTGTATTCAACTTAGGCATTGCGTCTATCCTCCACAAATCTAGGACATTCTTTTAAATACTCTGGGCAAAATATTGTACCAACCAAATTAGTTCTAAATTGCCCACACAACAAACATTTGAACTGTGAGTCAAAGCCAGGATGCTGAAAAGCTGGGGTAGGAGCCGTAGATGTTTTTTTCCTTGACTCCTTTACCTCTTTGGCTTCTTTGATTATTTCCTTATTTTCATCTTGTTCTGTCATAGGAAATATCAATATTAAACTGCGGTTTTGAGTGTGTTAACTTTGATAACTCTAAGTTGTTGTGGAACAGCACTACTGTCTCCTGCACCATCAACATCCATTTGAACAAATCCTTCTTCAGAGCGCCAGATAGTTCTAGTAGCACGTCCAAAATCAGTGTCATCATCAAAGCGAACTTCCATTTCAGTGCCGATGCCACGTCCGATTGTGTCAGAACCAAAAGCAAAGCTAGTGTGAGTGACTTTGTCGCTTTCTGTTTGAACACCGGGAGCGCCGCTACCACCAACACCATAAGCATTAGTCTCGAAAATCATGAAGTTCTCAAAATCTCCACAATATCCAGTTAGCTTATCTGTCTCACCAGGAGAGATTAGAACAGGATTTAAGAACTCTGTCAAAGCTTGCAATTCGCTAGGACTAGCAGCATGCCACAAAGTGTCATAGCTAATTTTTAATTGAGTCAAAGCTGTGCTGTTAACTACCAAGCCATACTTGTTGCCAGCAAATGGAGGAATCTGCGATTCTTTCATGTAACCATACAAAGACGCTAAGAATTTGCGAGATAAAGTTCCATCATCTCCACTACCAACACCACCAATCGCAGTGGTAACAGCGTTTTTATCATTGTAAACAACACGAGTTGTGCCAGTCCACAAGCTTCTAATCTGCAAATCTTCCCATGCGTAGTAATCTCGCATTAAGTTTCTATTCAAAATTGACAACAATTCAATCATTGAATAGGCAGTTACAAAGCTAACTAAAGTAACAGGAGGATATTGGGAATTACGTCCTAAACCCCATTCACTTAACTGAGCTGTTACAACTCCAGTGGATAAATTTTGATTACCAGAGTCAATACGAGTATACGCACCAGCACTTGACAGCAATCTGTCTTCAGGAGCGTTAGGAGCAGGTAAATAAGCCGCTCTAGGAATCTTAATGTTGTCTCCCAATCCTTTGCCAAAATCAATTACAGTATTAGCAAATTGCCAAAAGATAAATCCTTGACGATTGTTAGTACGCATAATTGATGACAAAACAGACAAAAAGCCGCCTTGGATGTCTCCACCAACTGTTGCAGCATCTTT